CCGCAAGCAGGTCAAGCTGATCGTGGTGGACTACCTCCAGCTCCTCACTCACGGGGGCAGGCCGGAGAGTCGCTACCTTGAGGTGTCTTCTTTCTCCAGGGAGCTGAAGGCCCTCGCCCGCGAGCTGCACTGCCCCGTACTGGCACTGAGCCAGCTCAACCGTGAGAGTGAGTCCCCCCTGGGCGACGGCAAGCCGAAGCTCAGCCAGCTCCGTGAGTCGGGATCACTCGAACAGGACGCCGATCAAGTTTGGCTGTTGTCTCAGCCCAACAAGGATGACTTCGGCGGCAGCAAGTCGGTGGATATTCACGTCGCTAAGAATCGACACGGCCGCGTTGGCATCGTCAGCTTGCCGTGGGTTCCCAAATTCTGCAGATTCGAGGAGTAGGAGGAGTTGCTATGAGCAGCCTGACACGAGACATCAAGTGGTACCAGGAGGGAGAACGTGACCACGACTTCCTCTGCCATCTGGCGGACCACTTGATCGACTACATCGCCGAGCTGGAGGCCCATGCCGAGCATGACGAGGACAACATAGAGGGCCTGCAACACGCACTGGTCCGGGCCAACCAGCGGTACACGCAGGCCGAGGCCACCGTCGAGCGGCTGAAGTGCTGCGGGAACTGTGAAGAGTGGAATGAGGCGGGCGGCCGGTGTTACGCGAACTCAGACAAAGTGGCGTGGACGAAGCACTACGACCCCTGCCACTTCTGGCCTCCCCGCTGGGCCGAGAGGACCGCGTCGTGACCTGGCGCTATCAGGCGACCCATCGCACGGTCAAGACGGCTAGCGGGAAGACCGAAGACGTGTTCGAGGTGCGCGAGGTGTACGAGGGTCTGAGCGTAGACGAAAGCCCCGGTCTGAATGTAGACGGCAGTCCCGCATGGACCGAGTCCGCCACGGCCCCCGTTTCCGACACACGGGATGGACTCATCGAGGTTTTGCAGATGATGCTCAGGGACGTGCGGGAGTTCGGCGTGCTGGAGGTGGGGGAATGACGGCCGAGGATGAACTACGTGAGTTGGCCGACCTCAACGTCCGCAAGTGGGGCGTGCAGGACTACGAAACACTCGCCCTCGCCGTGGCAGAAGAGGCTGGCGAACTAGCGCAGGCCGTTCTCCAGCACAAATGGGAGGCTGGGAGCGAGGAAAGAATCCGAGACGAGTCCGTTGACCTTGGCGCGCTCACGCTGCAAATCATCGACCTATTCGATGTGGGCACGTGACCGCCGTGACTGCGACCCAAGCCGCCGCGCTCATTCGCAGGGCGAAGCGGACGAAGCTGGAGGACCGCCTGTTAGCGGACCTCGCTAATCTCGGCCTGCCGGTGCCGGAGCGGGAGTACCACTTCGCGGCCCCAGCGCGTGATTGGAGGTGCGACTTCTGCTACCCGTCGCACATGCTAGTCATCGAGTGTGAGGGCGGCACGTTTTCGGGTGGCCGCCATGTCCGGGGCGCAGGGTTCGCTGAGGACTGCGTCAAGTACAACTGGGCATCTCTTCTCGGCTACACCGTGCTCAGGTACACCGGCGCGATGATCCGCTCGGGTGAGGCGGCGCGGGAGATTGCCGAGGCGCTGAATTGACCTCGCAGGACAGGGCGAATCGCAACTGGACTCGCGCTCAGCCGTGCCTCATCTGCGGCGGCCCGTCTGGTGATCCTCACCACTTCCCGGTGCGCAAGGGCAAGGGTGCTGGTGATGGACTGCTTGAGATGGTGCCCCTTTGCAGAAGAGACCACGACCTCGCCCACGAGGGCGACCTTCGGGTGCTGGGACAACTCGCTACGGCGGGAGCCTCTTACCACGACTACATCAGGAGCCTATTCGATGAATGAGGGACTTAGCGCAACCGACAGGCGCGCCGAGAGCGCCGCCTATTACCAGGCGCACCGAGAGGAGCTGGCGGCCTACCGGTACGCCCACCGAGCAGAGCGGAAAGCTTACCGCGAGTCCCGCAAGGAGGAGACGCGAGCATACAACGAAGCCTATCGCCAGGCACACCGTGCGGAGGGGCGTGCTTACAGCGTAGCCTACGAAGAGTCTCACAAGGAGGAGCGGAAGGCATACTATCGCTCCAATCGAGACCACTCTCGTAAGAGGGCCGCCAAACGACATAGATGGTTTGCGGGCAACCTACAGATATTGAGGGCCACCCAGGGTTGCGATGATTGCGGCACTCACGAAGGACGACTCGAACATCACCACATAGACCCAAGTACCAGGTTGTGGGAGGTGTCCCAGATGTGCGGCCATTCTCTGGGTGCGTTCCTTGATGAAATTGCTAAGTGCGTCGTCCTGTGTGGCCCCTGCCACCGGGCACGTCACGCCGAGATGAGGGCTGCGGTATGACTGTAGCGGGCCTTGATTTTTACCTAACGCCCGAGGACTCGGCGGCGGCGTCCATAGATCAGTCCGACAAGGCCCTCGGGTGGGCAATCGGTGAGCTAACCCAGCTCTACCTGACAAAGCGCAATCTGAGAATGAAACTCATGGCAACCGATGACGAGGAAACGATTGGCGAATTGGAGTGGGAGTTGAAGTTACTTCGGGGCGAAGAAAGCAGCCTCCATAGGATCACTAGTGGCTTGCAAAGTCGACTTAAGGTTGGGACGTGATGGACGAGTTTACGCATGGAGGCACACCACCGACACTCTGGCCCAAGGCTAGACCACTCGGGAGTGTTGAGCCACAGAATACCATTAGCTACCAATGGAGGATTTATGCTCTTGCAGAACAAGTCGAGAAATTATCCTGGATGCTAGAGCTGATGGACGAGGAACCTGCTATCAACTTAGAAGGAGCTGAGCTTCAGTGGCGGTACGAACGCGCAAGCCTAAGCTGAGAGTCACCACCGGCTATGTGGTTGAGGATTTCTCTACCGCGCAGTCTGGTTATGGGAGCCTGACGGATAAGAGCCTCACGCGAGGTCAGGCGATTCGGCACTTCTGTTGGAGCTGTCAGGGTGGGCATGAGTTTGACTGGCGGCTCAGTGATGGCAGCGTTGAGAAGAAGAATCGGCCGTATGAAGAGGTAAAGGCGTGTTCGGCCACCACTTGTTACCTCTTTCCGTTCCGGACTGGTAGGGATGCCTCCTTGAAGCCCTCCGTAAAGCCCTCCACGAGCACGCCTAGTGTCGTTTCGAGCACCAACGCGGGGACTTGAGGGCTCCGGAGGGTATGGGGGGCTTGGGGACTAGAAATGAGCGCAAAAGGGGGCTGAGGGGATTTCCCCCGGCCCCCTTTTGTGCGTCAGGCTGCTACTGTGACTATCAGCACCGCGTCGGGCAGTCTTAGCGTTGAGTCCGTCTGACAGCCCACGCAGACGTACCCCTCGAACGTAATCACGGGCAGTAGGTCAACATCAGTCCCACAGTGCATACAAACGGCAGTTGAATCACTTGGCACGGCTCCCACTCCTATTCCTTGCCATTCTTGCTGATAGCGGCGCGGGCGGCGGCGGCTCGGGCCACTTGCGCCGGTCGCTTACGCTCTTCGTCCCCTTCGCCTCGCGCACGTATCCACTCCTCTAGTTCAGAAATGCGATAGCGTGGCTCCCCGCCGGGTAGCGGTAGGTAGGGAAAGCCCGGCAGGCGCTTCAGTTTCCCCAGATAGTTGGCACTGAAGCCGAACGCAAGGCAAACCACACTCCCGCTTACGTAGGGCTCTACGGGCACATCGTCTACGGTAACTCTCGGCCTCGGCATTACGTCACCTCCTCTACTACCTTCTATTACCGCGTGTAGTGTAAACCCAGTGGTACCCTTGTGTCAAGTAGCGTTGCGTTATCCCCGTTTCCGTGCTAGACTACGCCCATGCCCGGCAGCATCTCCAAGCGCGCGAACAAAGACGGCACAGTCTCTTGGCTTATCACCGTGCCCGTGGGCTACGGTCGCCATGCCAGGCGGATCGTGAGAAGCGTCCGCGTCCCCCGCGATACGAAGAATCCCCCGAAAGCGGCGACCGACCTTCTGGCGCGTCTCCGGCAACAGGCTGAGGGCGGCGTCGTGCCGTCTCACAAGATCACCATGGGCGACCTCTTCGACCGCTGGCTCGCCGAATGGGTCGACGACGATGAACGCTACGCATCCGAGACGCAGGCCGGGTACAACTCCGCAGTCCGCCTGTACCTGCGTCCGTCCATCGGCCATATCCGCGCGCTGTCGCTGCAGCCTTCACACGTTGCTGAGCTCTGGCGCCAGATTCGCGCCGAGGGTTACGCGCTGTCTTCCGTCACGCACTACTACGACATCCTGCACGGCTGCTTGGGCTGGGCGATTCAGCACGACCTCGTGCTGCGCAACGTCTGTGATTCCGACGTGGCCAAGCTGCCAGGTGGGCGTCCCGATGAGAGGCCGGTACTGTCGCTGCGGCAGATGCTGATGGTGCTGGAGAAGGTGCGCGGCACGACGATGGCGCTGCCCCTGATGGTCGCCATGAGCGCCGGCACACGTCGCGGCGAGTGCATCGGCATGCGGTGGGGCGACGTTGACGTGATCGGCAGACGACTGCGGGTGGCGCGCAAGCTCGGCCGCGTCGTGGGCAGAGGCCTGGTCGAGAAGCTGCCGAAGGGTGGCAAGGCGCGCGTTGTGCCGATGCCCGAGTTCGCCGCCGCCGTGTTCGGACCCGCCAAGGAAGGCAAACCGGACGGCTGGTACGTGTGCGGCGGCGAGGCGCCGATGAAGCCTGAGGTGTTGAACCGGGCGTGGCGCGAGCTGCTGGCCAGTCTGGAACTGCCGCCGATGCGGTTTCACGACCTACGTCACTCCTACGCGACGGCACTTCTCGAGAGCGGAGCCGACCTGAAGAGCGTCCAGGACGCACTTGGTCACGCGCAGATGTCCACCACGGCAAACATCTACTCTCATGTCACTGAGCGGCTTCGCGAGCGCAGCGTCGCGGCCTTAAATGCGGCGGTAGTTTCAGCAACGGAACTGCACGGGCGCACATCGAACGAGGAAGTGCCCCCCGCCGAAGGGGCCGAGGGGCACGAAGTCGCTGCAAACTAGCACTTTCCCTAATTCGGTACCGCAGATGCGCCCGTAAGTGTAGGATACGGGGGATTAGGCTCGGGCACGGTCACACCTCTCGTTTCAGGCACGCTTGAGCACTAGGTAGCGGTGTCTGGCGGTATCCATGCTCACCTGCGGGAACACATCGGGCGCACATCGGAATCCTCGCGCTGTTCGCTCCCGACCGGCCCGATGGCCATGAGGTCGGCGCGGTAGAAGCGCCAGCCACGTCCGAGCTTGAACGCCGGCACACTTCCATCGTGGATGCAGTCCAACAGGGTTGACGCGCTGCAACGCAGTAGCTCCCTGGCCTCCTTGAAGACGAGCACTTCGCTCATGTCGTCTCCCTCTCAGCCCCGTGATACTTCAGGATGCTCTCGGTGGATTCCCAGCCGTACTGCTGAAAGTAGCTTCGCAACTCGGCTGTGAGTATGCGGTTGTCGGCCTCGGCCCGACTACGCGGGCATCGCTTGCAGACACCATCCCATCCATCGCGCCACTCCTGCACCTTCGCCAACTCGGCCTCAGCCTGCTTCCGTTCCGCTTCTTCCAGCCGGCGCGCCGTGGTGAGGATGTCACTCTGCTTGCGTAGCTCGGCGTTCTCCTCCTCCAGTTCGGCGATAGCGGCGTCGGCGCTGCGCTTGCTTACCCACTCAGTGCAGCACAGCTCCGGCGTCTCCATGATTTCTTCGCGGTCGTAGTGGTCGGTAACCGCGCTCACGGCGTGATCCTCTCGGCCCCAAGCATTTGTATGGCGATACGGTGGGCTTGTCTGGGGGGCCGCTCGATGATGAGGCGCAAGCCTTTCCGCAGCCGCTCGTGCTCGGCCTCGGCCTGCTCGGCACGCTTCTTGTACCTCCACGCCTCATCGCTCCAGTGCTGCTCGCGCTCGCGTTTCATGTCAAGGAGCGAATTGACTGTCGCAAGCTCAGCCTCGGCCTGCTCCAGCCTCATCGACAGTTCATTCACGTCACCAAGGGGACCGTCGTGGACCGCTAGCAATGCGGCCTCCAGCTCGGCGATGCGGGCGTCCTTCGTGTCGATCATCGTCTTCCCGTGGGCGACTGAGTGATAGCCGTGTCGTCCTCCACAAACGCTGCAAAATCTCACGATTCCTCCAATTCCAGCCGGTGTCCCCGGCCTCGCTGGCCCACCAGCCGCGAGCCCCTGCGGGCAAAATACCGCTTGGCCGCGCTCAGGGCGCTGTCAACGCTCTTGCTTGACCAGCCCAGACTCCGATAGTATCCGTAGTAGTCACTAAAATCTGTGTGGGTGAGGAGGCGCTCCCTAACCTCGGGCACGATAGAGCCACCCTTGGGCCTAGGGGCCACCTCGGCCAGCCTCCGCTTCTTCAAACACTGCTCACAGCTTACCTCCAGATTGTAACCGCTGAGCAGGTTCCCGCAGGCGCAGCGGCGCTCGATGGGCACATACAGGACATTTGCGCCGCCCCGTGCTACCGATGTGGCCGTGGGCGAGCCGTACATTCCCCCACCCCGGCCCTTCGTGCCCCGCGTGGAGGATAGTTCCTCCCTCATCCCTCTGCCTCCATGGCGCAAGCGGGGCAGACGAGCCAGATTGCCTCATCCTCACCAAAGTAGAAGGGATCGTACTTTTCTCCCACTTGAGTACATATGAAGGACCAGCCGGGATTTATCCTTGGACCGCCCGAGCCGTCGCCGTAGTAATGGGGCATCGGCTCTCCGCAGTTTTCACAAAGCTGAGTCTTGTCCACCAGCCCCGGGTGCGCGGCCTCGAAGGCGTCGAACTCGGTCCGTATGTCGCGGCGGATGCCGGAATCGTCCACGAGCCACGAGTCGGCAACGTGGTACACGGCCTCCCGCAGTTCGTCAAAGACGCTCATGCGAACACCTCCTCTAGAATCTCGGAGATATCGTCGAGGGCGTGCCTCAGATTGAGGATTGTGGCCTTCTGCTCGCCGATGAAGATGGCGCGGTCCTGCATCTTGCGCTTGCAGAACTCTAGCTCGGTCTCTTCGATTGGTGGTGCCTTGAGGTACATTGTTTCCACGGTCTACTCCTTCTGGCTGGGTTAATGGTAGCGGCCGACGAAGATGCGCCAGCCGATAATGAGGATGGCGATATAGAGCCAGATCATGAGCGCTCGGCCTGAGCCCAGCGCACCAGATCGGCTATGGCGTTCTCAAATCCCGCGATACGTGCATTCGCACGGCCTAGGTCTTCTGTGATGTCCTCGTAACGAGCCTCAAGCTCGTGGTAGTCCTCAAGCGTGGGCTGCCACTCGGGCAGTTCCTCCTCGATAGCCTTGCTGGTGAAGTCCTCACAGGCTGCTGAGTCGGCATATTGATCCCTGTAGCAGTCGATCTCCTTGCAGTCCCTACACGTCTTCATGCGGGCACCTCTGCCTCTTCGTCGAAACCCTCAGCCTCGTAGGCCATAAGAGCCTCGTCTATGATGCGCTCCTTCTCGGCCTGCTCTGCCTCCAGTTGGTGCATATGCTCTTCATAGAGGTAGTGGGCCTTCAAGTCGTCGCGCGCGTCGTAAGTCTCTGGCGGGTATGCGGCCATCACGCTGCCTCTTCCTTTGGATTGCCTACCAGCTCGCTATCAGCATCTTCCTGAACTTCTTCGTTCCAACGACGGTTAGCCTCAATGGTTACGACGCCTCTTGCCTCGATAAGTACGGCGATAAGGTCGTCTAGCGCGGCGCCTGAGTCGATATCAAAGTACATGCGCATGGCCTTACCGTATGAAAGAACATGCGTGCTGCTCGTCGTGACGCTTACGTGTACCTCGCTGAGGTTGGAAGGGCGCACCTCAACTCCGGCCTCTTCCCTGCTGATATAAGTAGTGCTCATGGCCTCTCCTCGTATGCCTCGACAAAATAGCCCACAGTTACAGCGTGTCCATAAGTGGTGTCGCAGTTGTTGCAGATAACTACATCATCAGCCTCGCCCCACTCGCCCCGGTGGTCACAATGCCGGGATTGATCGGCGTTAGCTGCGCAGTTCGGGCAATAGGTCGTGGGTGTGGCCTCGGCAATCATGCGTTCACGCCCTTCAGGAGCACGTGCAGCGCCACGAGAGGCACCACGACGAGGGCGAAGGCGTAGGGGATGACCTGCGGGAGGCTGCCGTCAAGCTGGCGCAGCGCGAAGGCTGCGGCGAACAGTAGGGCGGCGTATACGGTGATCCTAAGCATTTTGTGTCTCCTCTTGGCTGGGTGTACAATGCGTTGTCTGCTCTTGGCTGGGTGGACAGAGGGCTGGGGGACGCAATCCCCTGGCCCTCACTCTTTATCAGCGCTCGATTGCCGGATATACGGAAACCTTCTTGCCGTGAAGTCGGCATGCCCTGATTGCCTGCGGGAGAGTTTGTCCGCGTAGTGTCCACTTCCGCCCATCTGAAGCTCGTATAATTTGGACGGAGTAGGTACCTGGTGCCTTCATGCTTGGTCCCCTATCTCTGTCTGCTCTCGCATCTGCTGGGGCCTCGGTGTCGGCGGCCTCCACTTACCCTTGACCGCAGTCTCATCGATAGCTAAATCTAGCCTGGCCTGCTTGCCTTCACCGATGTACTCCTCGCTGGGGAAAATCATCTGCGGGGCATCGATGGTCTGAATCCTGTTCACTTCTCCTCCGTTAGCTTTAGGTCAATGCTACACCCGTTGGCAGTGCGTAGTCAAGCGTTCCTTAGGATGGCGTGGCGTGCGTCTTCGACGGTCTGCGCTCTTTCTCCTGCCATGAAGCGCCGGATACCCTCGGCGCACGCAGGCGCGCAACAATCGGTGTCGGTCTGCTCGTCGTGGCATCGGGAATGGTTCACGTCCAGCTCGTCAATGAGTGGGCATCCACAGTATGCACACAGCCCTTCCATCTTGTTAGTGCTCATGCTCCTACCCTCCGTTATGCGCACGCGGGGCAGTAGTCGCCCGGAGCGTGCAGTTTGCCGCGCACGTTATATCCCTGCGTCTGGCACAGTTCGAGAACAGCATCCTCGTCGTCGTATTCGCGAATATAGCTTGCAGCCTTCTCAGGAGTACACCATCCGAACGTAACGCTTTCGAACTGCGACCCGCTGAAGCTCTCTCCCGTGTCGCATCTGTATGTGGAAACCATCGCACACTCGAACGCGCCGTCTTCACTGGTGCTGTCGTTCAGGTACAGCACGGGGCCGCGCTGAAAGGCTGTGCAGGTTGTCCAGGTGTGCTGCGTGAGCTTCTCGGCCAGCTCTTCGGGCGTCAGTTCTGATGCGTCGTAGATACACCAAGTGCGGTTCTTGTACATCATAGGATCACCTCAACGTAGGCAACAATTGGCTCTGCGGCCGGCGGAGCGACGTGCAGTCTCACAGTCGCGAGCTTCATTGCCGCGCCTAGCTCGCTGCGTGTGTCCAGCTTGCGCCAGTCCGCGCTACTCGCCTGTAGGGTGGCCCAAAGAGCGGCCTGGTCGAACTTGCGTGCGTCAATCTTCATGGTGCGCTCCTGTCTCGTGAAGGGCCTCGCGCTCCTTGTCAACGAGGGAGAGAGAGACGACGATTGCGTATACGTTCTCGTCTAGCTCGATGCGCTCGCGTGCCTCGGCGATTGCCGTGGCCAGTCCTTTTACGCTCGTCCCCGTGAACACCTCTTCGCTTGTGCGGCCATTGACTGGACTGACAAACTTTGCGGTTACAGACGCACTCTGGCTCATCGCTGCTCCTGTCTGTTGTGTGTAGGGCCTACCTCGCCGCTTGCGCTTTACGCGCCGCCCTACAGGGCTCCTGCGGGAGTGTTGCGGCGTCCCTACAGCCCTTCTCCGGTGTCTTCGGTCGTGTCCGTGTGGTGGTAGCAATCCCGCACTTGACAGGCGGGGCAGGTGCCGACGTAGTACCGTCCGGGTGCGTAGTCGTATCCGGACCTGTACGTTTGCCGCTCCGTGGCCTCGATTACCTTGACGGTGTGTCCACAGACCTTGCATTCGGCGATGTGCTGTGTGGTCATTGTGGTATCCCTTCTCCCGCTTCGTGCGACTCAAGCAATCCTGCGCGTAACTCGTCGATCTCATCGCGTAGTAACTCGATGTTCTTCCCGCTGTACTGGTGCCGGTAGATAACCTCTTCCTCGATGTACCATGTCGTATAATATGTGTCGTGGTGGCGAGTGATGTACAGATTGACGAGCACTCCATCTTTTTGCCGTTTACCTTCGATAACGAGCACTGGCCTAGCGGCCTTCGGTTCGCGCGTGTAGGTCATCATTGCTCGACCTGTGCCCGGCGGGCGTTTGAGTTGCGGATGATCGAGCGGATTCGGGATAGGGCGTCGCGCCCGTCCTCGAACGCCTCGCGCTTGCGGTCGAGTGCGGCTGCGTAGAGCTTGCGGCTGCACTTCGCCTGCGCTACTGCCATACTGTGAGCTGCCTGCTCTACGTTCGTATCAGCCTGAATCGCGTCGGCATAAAGCTCGTGACACAAGGCCAATTCTCCGCTGTTCATCCAGTCCATATTGTGGACGTACTCAAGCGCTTGATCGGTGAAGGGCGTCGGGCTCATGGCGTCTCCTTGTGTTGAACCGGCGTGTTGTTGTGGCGGGTGAAGCGCAGCATGGCCGAACCTAGCTCTGAGCGCTGCTGATCCATATTGTGCCAGCGTGCGACGGCTGCCGCAAACGCGGCCAGCCTTTCAGCCTTCTCGGTCTTGTGTTGTGCGGTCATGGCGTCTCCCTTGGCTGGGTTGGTCTTCTCAGCCCAAAGGCAGCCCGTGGCTGCCGGTGAGCTTCGTATGTGGTGAAGATCAAAGTGGCGATACCGCGAGGCCAGTAACGCAGAACGTGCGGACGCTGTCTGACGCGCCTATGCCGGTCTGGTCTTCTACCAACAGGCACACGCAAATGGCAGCCTCAGATGCGGTCTGGGCTTCGACGGCTACAGTGAGGGTTACGCTGAATTCCATGATCATCCTTCCGTCAGGTTCCGTTTGCTTGGTCTAGTAGTATCCTACCCAAGCTCAGTGTATCATACCATAGGCAAAACAAGAATCTTCATGCAGTCCAGGCTCGGGAAAAAAGAATCTTATTCAATTTGTGAATAGAAGAGAAGAACAATCCTGTATGGGGGAATCAAGACAGGGAAAGTCCTATATGGGCGCTTCCTGAGAAGGCTTCATACAGAAGGGCTTATATAAGGGGCCTTCTATATTGGGGGCTTATATAGAGCGTCCACATACACGCATCACAATAGGTGCTTCCCGATCGCGCTTGCCCGTGTCGCACCCACTCTTACTGCCCGATCTCATGCTCATGCTGTAAGGGGACAGGGATAGGGCAGAGTGCGTAACAGCAGATGTGGATATGCCTGCATCTTAGGCGTGACATAAGCAATATGCATGCGTGTACGCATCATGCACGCACAGCAGCATGGGCATGGCTGCCCTTTCTCCCTGCATATGTACACATTACGCATGCATGCGTACACATGGCATCATGCACACAGCATCATGCACGCATAAGGCATATGCATGTGCTGCCTTGCCCTTGCCCATACATACATACACATACTAGTACATACATATGCATTACGTTAGCAAGGGGAGGGGGGGAGG